CTGAACACTCAGATTGAAAAGAACAACTTTATCACCTATTGGTGCGAACCCGTGCTCATTGACCACGGAAGCGAAGATAAAGCATATTCGGAGTCATATGGACGGTTTTGACTTACCGAGCTCCGAAGAACTTGAAGAACGGCTTATCGGCAACCCGGGATAGATCCTCTGCGTAATTCGTATATCTGTATCCCCATATCATGTTGCGTATATCCCCTTCAAACGATGGGTCAGTACGCATGTCTGGAAATGCGTGATAACAGAGGACTGCAAGTGTGCGCTCAAACGCAATTGCATCCTCCTTATTATCCACAATCTTCACGAGACGAGAGAGACCGTATGCGCGTTCCAGCGTCTGAATGGCGTCCTTCGTGATGACTGTCATGCACCCCATACAACCGTGCCATGCAGAAGATTCATACAAGCGAATCAGGTCATTGCTACTGTCAAGTGTCTTTAACTGTCGTAGAATACGGGGGGTTTCATCGTATGCATGGGTTTCAAAGTGCCACATGAACTTTACGTTGCGAACAGAATCAACGTCAATCGGACGGTTAAAGATGAACCCGTCGTGGATAATCACTGCATGCGAGTAGCCGTCCATCTTTAGAAACTCATGGTAAGGGCGAAATAACCTAGAATTTGAATACTCTGTTTCAACAATCTCGCAGTTTTCCAGCGGTATCGTTGAAGCATGTGTTGACTTATTATCTAATATCTTGATGTGGACCTCAGGATAGACCCTTCGTATCGACTTGTACGACTCTATCCACAGTATATCAAACTCGGGCGAGGTTACTTTGCGTAGCATCAGAATACAGAACATTTACTTCCACGTGCGATTACTTCAGCGCGCGTGCGGACAGGATGTACAGGAACGCGGCGTTCGCGAGGGTCAGGAACAGCGTAGGCGCCGACGCCAAGAAGACTGCAAAGCCACGCTTCGGGGCAATGGACATGCCGTATATCTCCAGCAGCAGGACAAGCGCTGTCGTCACTCCCACGATCCAGAACATGATGTAAAAGTAGTCCACGACGACCTCGTTCGAGATTCCCTTGGTGACTTCAGTTTCGCCGGGCATTTATATACTCCCAAGAAGAACAATGGGCTTCTCCGTCGTTCCTGTCGCATTTGGAGTGGTGATGGCGGTGCTGGACTTGGTGATGATGTCCACTGTGAAGCAAGTAGGCGCGGGCACGTGGCCTGTCCGCACGGGCTTGCCGTTTGCCACCTTGGTGTACGCACTGGAGCCATTCCTTTTCCTTCAAGCCATGAAGTACACAGGTGAAGGCTTATCGGTGGTCAATTTGGTCTGGAACCTGTCTAGCGACGTCCTGGTGACGCTGATGGGAGTCTTCTGGTTCGGCGAGAAGCTTCATGGAACCCGTTGGATTGCAGTGGGTATGAGTTTGGTTGCCCTGACATTATTCGCGTATACCGAGAAAGAATGAGGACAGCAGTGATTCTTACAGGACAGGAACGGTCACTCCATAAGGTATACAAGCATACTCGCAAGAACCTGATTGAGCCCAACAACTCGACCCTCTTTCTGGCATGCGAAGTCGACAATCCCGACCGAATGAGGGGCTACTTTGATGGAATCGAGATTGGCGGCGACGACATTCGCAGCACTTCATTTCGCACCCCAGACTTCGAAGCATTTACCCTCATGCTCCACTCGGGTGGGCGCCCCGCGTTGCTGGAAAGCGTGTTTGAACGTACTCGCCCGGAGACGTACCAAGTTGGGTACGTGCTTCAGGGTGCAAGCGTTCTTCAGTACTATCAGGTTCTGAAGGCGTGGCTCATGGTTCTCGAGTACGAACGCAAGCACAAGATGCGGTTTGACGTGGTTGTCCGTTGGCGCACGGATGCACTGGTTACCGAGAAACTGGACCTGTCCGCCCTGTTTTCGCAGGATGAGTTGACGGTGCGGAGTCTGGGCTGTCCTCGGATTCGTGAGAAGTTGACGCCCATTGGGGGGTCCATGGACAGAGTGGTCATCACTCTAGGCATGGAACAGACGTGGTTTGCAAAGCGCGATGTGTTTGCGTTGCTGGGCCCGATGATGTACATGTACGGGTGCTGGGACAATGGGTCAAAGTACGCCTTCAATTCCGAGACCTTCTTCCAGGCGTTCTGCGATATGAACCACATCACACACTGGGGGTTCTGGGAGGACCCGTTGTTCAATGAGTCGCATCGCACTGCGGATGTCGTGGTCTCAGACCCTCTTGTGTTTTCGCTTGTGCGTTAGACGACGACGGGTCTTGCGTCGACGGGTACGGCGACCACCCTTCCGAAAGCCCGGTGGTACTCCTGGTGGCATAGGAGCTTTCTCGGGGACCACGTCGACTATCTCCCTTATCGAGTCCAGTTTCTCGGCGTCGGTCAGTGGCGTTCCAGACTCTTCGAACAATCCGATGTTGTCGTTTGCGTTGCGGAGTTCCTCGACGAGAGTCTTGTCTGCCTGGAGATTCAGATGGACCTTTTTTAGTTGCGTCAGTAGAGCAGCGGCAGGGGCGCCCTTCATCGCCGACAATGTTCTCTCTGCTTCAGCGACTACCTTACCAGGACCCTCGGGTTTCAAGAGAATTAGCATCATATCTGGTATTTTAGTGCCCTTGATGAACAGAAACATGTGGCGAACATCTGTGTACCGATTGTCGAGTGGGACCAGCTTGTCCTCTTTGAGATACCCGCGTTTCTCATAGACGGGCACAAGGTCTTCGCGCAACGGATACAGGTAAATGAAATCGACCTGTTCAGCCTCAGCGTCCTTTCGCAGTTGTCCCAACAATGCATCTGCAACACCTTTATACTCGTCTTTGCGCACGCGAATCGTGCTAATCTCGGAGAGGTAGATGTAGGTGACCCCAAATCGTGTCTTCTTCTCTGCTGACATCCATCCACATATCGTACCATTGGACATCTGGGCAACGTAATGCCGAATCGCAACCTTCTTCGTATGAAGAGTGCATTCATATGTCCATGGCACCACCCGGGAGTCGAATGGCTGAATGAACTTTCTCCGCTGGAACCGAGTCAGATAGACAACATTGTCGGGGTTGGGAGGTTGTAGTACCTCCTGTTGTGCCTTGGCTAGTGCCGACAATCCTGCTACACTTGCCTTGTCATCTGGTTTACCGCAATCGTAGCGGGTCACCGTGTATGCGAACGCGCCGCCCTCCATTACTTATGACGGCGACGAGTTTTGCGTGTACGACGCTTGGACGACTTCTTGGTCTTGCGACGACGGCGACCCCCGAGTTTTGCCGCAGCCGCCGCGCCCCCCGCCGCCGCCGCCGCCGCCTCGGCCGGAGCCGCTAATTCGAACGTATATTTGTCATTATACACTCGGCCGTCGTGATTAGCATTCGCGATCCGAGCGGCAAGTACGCTATACACGCGCGTCGACCTCGGCCAGTCGCTGACGCGCAGCCAGCGCGTCCCTTTGAATATTCCAGTCATTGTCGGTTTCGTGGCTCCAACCCTCGTGACGACGTACTTACTACCCTTAATCAACTGACCAATCGGAATTGGCATTTATCTAAACACTGCGAATGAATTCCCAGTGCAGGTAGTCGCATATCTTCTGCCAGATGTGGTCGTGTGCAATCAGGCGGTCCCGCGACTTCAACAACGGAAAGTAAACCTTGTACTCGTCCAGGTCTAGCAGCTCGAAGAACTTGTAGAGGATGTACGAGTACGACAAAAAGTTCGTCCGGTCATTGGGGCAGTAGAGCAGGAACGGCGCCTGAATCTCTTGGAACATGGCGCGTATCTTCTCCTCAATCTCGGGCGTGATGGTGGGCGGTGGATTGCCGTTCAAGCGCGACAGAATGTGGGCCGCGTGCTCGTAGTACTTTGACCGCCCCAGCTTCTTCAGAATCTCGCGAATCTCCTTCTCCGTCAGGTCGGCAATATTGTCGATGCGACGCTTACGGATTTCCAACACCACCTCGTTCATCACCTCCTCAGGAATCATGGTGGACTCCTTGGCTTGAAACTGGTTGAGGATTTCGTTCAGGTGGTTAATCTTCTTGTACGCGTAATTGTTCCGCTCCTTGGGCGGGTCGCGGAACGACTGGAAATCCGACACTACCAAGGAGTACTCCTCAGACCCGCACTTCGGGCACACCAGAATTCCCTCAGAACTGATTTCCTCACGAGCCACATTGCACTGGGCACAATGTTCTGTCTGCAACTGCGTCATTTCGGGGACAGCGCCCAACTTCATGCGGGCTGCATATTCGTCAAACATCTGCTTCCGCGTGGACCCCGTATCCGTGGATGCTGCCGTCGCAAAGTACTTGAGGAACGTATGGGCATCCTTGGGCGCAACGGTTGTCGCTGACGTGCCCCCGGACTCACGATTGTAATAGCCCATCAGAATGTCCATGTTCTTCAGATAGTACTCTTGGACGGGGTCAGCTTGCACAGCCTCCGCGTCCAACTCCTTGACGCGGGCTTCCCACTGCGAACACTGGATGACATCTCCAATCTCGTTGGACCCGTGGACAGCCGCAATTTTCTCCCGTAACCCAGCCAACTCCGCATCCGCATCTGCCTTGGACTGGGTTTCCCGCAGTCCTTGCACAATATCTTGGTGAACCGAATCGAGCGTCCCGATGGACGCCGATCCCGTTTCCCGTGTCCGTCTCACCTTGAATACATCCATGGTGTCTATTGTGGCTGTTTATGTAGATGCCTTCGGGGCCTTCGGGGCCTTCAAGGCCTCCGTCACTTCCTGCATGAAGGCAAGGTTCTGGCAAATCTGAGGCCTCTGCTTGCGAACCGCGGCTAGCAAGGTCGGGAAGTCCAACCCGAAGTTTTTGCACATGAAGTACAGCAACAAGAAGGCCGACCGGTTGATACCTGCTTGGCAGTGGACAAAGACGACGGCATTTGGGGCTCGCAGGAAAGTGCGCATTGCAGTTTCAAATGCAGGATACCAGTCCAGAATCTTGACACGCACGTCGTCGTGAGCATCCAGCTGGGCGTAGCGACTTGGGTGTGTCTGCTGAAACCACGCAGGTGAATTCTCTCTGTATGCGCAGTTGATGACGTGGGTCACGCGGTTGGTGGCAACAAAGAACGGAGTTAAGGATGCGCCCGCTCCCAAGCAGATGTTGGGATAGACCCATGCAGGAGTGCTCATTGCTTATTCACCCCCAAGCCTCTTAAATCCCCACGCTACCGAGGAACACGGACAACAGATGGGCAATCACCACCGCGGCGGCGCCCAGAACGCCCGCTCCCTGCCACGAGACCACGCCGCCACTGGTGTACATGGACGGCAGGTACTGAAGGAGCATGTTGCGGGGCGTGGAGAGGGAAATGATAGCCGCAGCCACAAAGAAGCAGAAATACAACTTCAGGTTGCGAAACATGAATCCCATCTGGGGCAAGGTCGGCTTGAAGGACGGAATCATTGAGCCCTGTGTCGTCTGCTCAGTTGACGGCATGGGAATCAGTGGCGGTGCAGACTGATTGCCTTGCGGCGAGGGAAGCAAAGCATCCAAAGAGGTTGAGTCACTGTCCATTGTTTATACTGAAGGCATCTTTTCACAGACCGCATCTTCCACGCGATAGCGATAGCACTTGCCGTCCACCCGATTCGTCTTGGTGCGCACGTCGTCCAGGGGCAGCGCCAGAGTGTAGTGGGTCACAAAGTCCCGATGGAACAGCAGTGCCGCCAAACCCAGGCCGACAATAAAGGAAAAGAACGGCCTGGCCCGTTCAATTGCATGGGTGATGTTCAGCATTCCCTTACTTCTTAAGCGAGGCAAGTAAGTTGAAGGAGTCCGTCTCGGACGTGCAAGGAACCTCCATGGCTTCCACGTGGACGCATCCCGTGTCCGTGTGGTACACAATCTTCCCATCTGATGGGTCGGGGACCTTGGAGACCGTACGACGAGGGGGGATAACGACAGACGACAGCAGCAATCCAAATGTAACGCCCGCCGCGAACCAGATACCGTCAATTGGGAGTGCCATTATCTACTGCAGCGGTTTGTAAATCTGGCTGTCCACAAAGAACCACAGCGCGAACTGGATACAGAAGGACCACACGGGGGCCAAGGCGGCAATGAAGGCCATTACGTACTTTGTAAGCCCAATTTGAGCAAATATGGCTGCGAACAATGCAAACCACTGTCCGTACTCTCCAAAGTTCGCCTTGGTCGCGGTACTCCACCTGAGGTTGTTCGTACCCATATGGTCCCACAGCTTGTACGCCCACACAATCATCAGCACCCAAAACACCGCCACCGCAAACCAGAACTGAATCTTCCCAGCCGCCAATCCGGCCTTCATGCTCAACTCACCTGGCTTCTTGAGAAACAGACCCCACGCAGTCAGTTTCCCCATGATGATAATGTCTTCCATTGCGAACTCCTTGGAGTGATACCCTTCGGGGTCAATGTACTTGATGAAGAGTTTAGGTGGGTGGAGGTTGAGTGCATCTGCATTGTCAACGTCTGTAATCGCGTTTGCATCCTTCAGGTCGGCGAGCAGGGATTTCATAGGATACTCAACATACCCGTAGGAAATGTGGGGTTTAATGTACTTGATACAGTCCACGCTCTGTTCTCCATAGACGAAGTTTGCAGCTACGATTCGCAGGTCTCGAGTCTCCGGGCTAGGAAATGAGTACGAGGGTGGCTGCGGGATTGTCGACAGTGGCACGCTGACTATCCCAGTGTTGGCGATGTTCTCGTCCACGTCTCGCCTTGTTGGCCTAGGGCTTACCTTCACGGGAGGAGGGTTGCTCATATTGTTAAGAAGCAAACACAAGATTAGCCAACCCGCTCACGACACGCAGGTAGTTGTACGACTCTACATATGCGTTCACGGTGTACGTGTACGCAAACACCACTGTCGCATTGTTCGAGTTTTGAACGATGGTCAAGACCTGGTCAGGCGTGTACAGCGAAATCTGTCCCGGTGGAATGATGACTGGATTCGTGTTCAGTGCCGTTGACTTCAGTACGCACACGGTTGTGGTGGTGGCTGCAGGAAGTGTCGCAATAATCACAGTTCCCGGAGGCACAGTCTGCGAGGGCGTAACCGTGTAGGTGGACCCGTTGACCGCGGTGATGGTGGTTCCTGGAGTCACGCCTGTTCCAGATAGAATAGCGCCAACCACGAACGGACCCCCCGACGTCAGCGTGAGCGTAGTTCCCGAGATACCGCCCACACCTGCGAATTGGAAAATCTGGTTCGTAGCGGGCAGGGGCTGCTGCAGAGTTAACCGCAGTACGGGCTTGTTGATTTTGCTTCCGTTTGCGGCTCCCGACGGTTGGTACTGGTCGTTGTTCAGTGCAAAGGAGTACATGTAGACACCCGGCAGCTGAGTGGGTGTTGTGCCACTCGCAAAGCGGTAGGTCTCCAGTAGCGAGTAGTACTCTGACGGCTTGACCTGAAGGCGCTCGTTGCCGTCGAACAGTATAGTACCGTCAATCACAATGTCCCTGGGAAACACGGATGTCACCTGCTGCTGTCCCGATGCATACAGGCTGGTCGCCACATCGGACGTATTCGCACTCCATGGCGCTCGCTTGGGGTCTGGCCAATTCGTGTAGTTGTCCCACGCATTGGTCGCAGTGCTATCGGACCGCCGAGCGACCCATGTAACGCGCGTCGCCAAGTTCCGCATGGGAAGAAGCAGGTCTGTGTTTGGACCGTATTGTCCCTCCGACCCCACGAAACTGATTTCCTTCATCAAGTAGCTCTGGTCAGCCACGGCCAGCTGTTCCATTTCCTGTTCGGTCAGGTAGAAGAAGTTGCATTCCAGATATGGGTCGGGGTTGAAGTTCGCAACGCCTGCATTCGTAGGGGACCCGTTCGGCAGGGTCGGCGTCAGGAACAGGTTCAATGGATACGACCCCGTTGGACGAATGCGCTGTCCGTAGGTCGGGGATGTGGGGACAACATCAACCACCGTGTACAGATAATTCAGGGGGCGGAGCACGACATTGATGTAGACCTCCGTGTTCTGAAGCGACACCAGCGGCAGTGCAGAGCCCACAGATTCGCAGAACCAGAAATGCAGCGGCACCACCAGCTGACGAGAGCGAATGGACGGCTCGGGAATGGTCGCGCCTGGGAAAACTAAGACTCCATTTGCGTCGCGCGCGGGGGTGGCGTACGAGACTGCGTGGGGATACTGTCCCTGTCGGTCAAATGCGTTGGCAGGGTCGTAGAGCTCAGGCACGTTGCCCACCATCTGATTGACGGTTGACAGCTTAGTCCCATTGAACGTCAGGTGGGAGTACAGCTTCAGCCACTCACCGGGAATTGTCTGAATAACCTGCCCATTCATCGTCAGCTCAATGTGGTCAATCAGGTTGTAGCCAATGTTTGAAATCCACTGGAACTCGTAGCCAACGGCTGTGCACCGAGCATCGTAGCCCACAGGAGGTGCCACCGTCAGCGGAACCAGAGGAGACCAGATGTCGGGCAGCGTCAAGACTACGTAGCAATCGTTCAGCAACTGAGCGTAACGGTCAATGCGCGCAGACAGCTTGCGTGTCTGGGCCACGTCAAAGTTGAGGTTGGAACTTGAAAAGTCCACACGAATATGCTCCATGGCAAAGTTCGTGTGGCGCTTGTAGGTGCTGCGAAAGTGGGTCATGGACGGGTTGCCGTTAATCAACTCGTTCTGAGCCCCCACGCCCACCAACTGGAGAAGCGCACCAGGCATTTGTAGTTAAGGAACATCATTGTTTAATAGAGAACCGCGCCACTCGACACACAGCACAACGAAGTAAAGGTCCTGCCCATGGAAGCCGTGTTACATGTCTGATTTCCACGACACGCACCTCCGACGAACTTATTGTACTGGGTTGCGCGGTTGGCTACGAAGATTGTGTAATTGTAGCTAGACTTGTTCTTGGCTTTTGCGGGCGGGTCAGCGATGTAGCTATTGCCAATCACCTGGCGCTTGTACTGGGTGAGGTAATCTTGGGCAGAGTTGACCTGCATTCTATTTATACAGAGCGGAGAGAATTGATACAATGCGATTTGTATTGGTTAGCACACACGTAGACCAGACCACTGGGTACGCCAAGGTAGCCTACAACCTCCTCCGTCAGGTGTCGTCGGTGTCTCCGAAAGTCAAGACGTTTCACTTTGGATTTCAGCGCCACCCCGACCGCAAGAATGTTCGCAAGCTCCCCGATGGAATCGTGGGGTATGACGCCGCGTCCAATGAGGACCCAAAGGAGGAGGGCTTCGGGTTCAACAAGATTGCCGAGTATGTGGAGATGGTGCGCCCCGACGTGGTGATGATTTACAATGACCCGCTCATCATCTGCAAGTTTATCGAGGCAATGAAGTACGACAAGACCACCTCGTCCTTCAAGCTGTGGCTCTATGTGGACCAGGTGTACCAAGGCATTGCCCAGCCGCTAGTGGACACCATGAACAAGCAGGCGGACCGTATCTATTGTTTCACACAGTCGTGGGCGGACACGTATGCTGCATATTCCCCTGACTCCAAGATGCCGAGTGTCATTGAGCACGGGATTGACGCTGCCGAGTTTACGTGCATGTCGCGCGACCAGCGCCTGGCTCTTCGTCGCAACCTGAAGATTCCTGCCGATGCAGTCGTGTTTCTCAATGCAAATCGCAACAGCCAGCGCAAGCGCCTGGACACGATGATTATGGGGTTCGTGAAGCTGCTGTCCACGACAAAGAAGCCCGTATACCTGATGGTTGCCACGGCTATGAATCCCCAGCACGGTGCGTTTTACGATATCCAGCGCATCTACGTGACCGAGCTGAAGCGGGCAGGTCTCTCTCCCGAGGCCTTCGCCAGCCGACTCATGATTGTGGATACGGCGCCTCCGAACACCCTGTTGGACACACAGATGAACGAAATCTACAATCTGACGGACATTGGTGTGAATACGTCAGATGGCGAGGGATTCGGTCTCTGTCAGCTGGAGCATCTGTACACGGGCGCACCACAGCTGGTGACGGACGTGGGCAGCTACCGGTCGTTTCTGAACGATGATGTGGCCGTGTTTGTTCCGCCGTCTGGCCTGCAGTACTTTGCCGGCTCTATGCCCCTCGGGTTCTCGGCGCCTGTCTTTGACCCCGACGTCATTGCCGCCAAGATGGACGAGATGGTTGAGACACTGGATGCCCGGAAGGTGGCTATTCGGTCCTTTCCCTTCAAGAGCTGGACGAAGATTTGCGACGGGTGGCTGGAGGACCTTCACACGGCGGTGCCTTCAGCGTAAGTCGGCCTGCCCTCCAGAACCCAACGAATCTGTGTATCTGATATCTTGCGCCCCACGGGAATGAGACGGTGATTGTCGTCAAACGCAATCCCGTCAAACACGTCTGCGGTCAGTGGGTCAATCAGAAACAGAATGCCCTTGATGACAACGCGCTGTAACCTCCGCGACTTGCGCTCCATGTTTCGCAAGTACGTGGCGTCAAGGTCTTCGGACTTCACCGACGGCTTGAAGGCCAAATCTTCACCCGTGATGGTGCTATCAAAGCGCATGCACGAAATCACTGGCTTCTCCTTGGCGTGGAGCTTGCGGTGAATCTCGCAGTCCACCGCAGCTTGCTTCAGCAGGGTTCCAATCTTCTGGTTCACCTGGTTCTTCTCAAACGAAATCTCGTAGAGATACTCGTCAGCCGACATGAAGGTCTCCACAGGTCCACCACCCTCGTAGCGCTTCATGGCTGTGTCGGCACGACGAATCGGCGTGATGTTCGGAAACTCGTTAGACTTGGCCTGCTTGTCCGTAAAGACCGCCACGTAAAAGCTAATACGCACTGTCCTCTCCTCTACAGGGAGCGTTGCGTGCGAGCAGATGCGAATAGCACGACCAATGACCTGGTCGTGGCGCGCAGGAGTCCAATGCGGCTCCAGAATGTGGACGTGGCGCACATTGGCAAGTGTGATACCCTCTGCACCCGAGGACGACGCCATCAGTAGACACAAGAGCTTCTTCTCTCGGGCTTGCACACTCGTCTTCAGGGACGCAGGAAAAGACGATTCGTACTTGCCGTTGAATATCTGGCGCGTCAGCTCGCGTTCCTCCGCTGACTCTTGCCCCGTGTAGAAGGTGTACGCAGGCTTGGCGGGGTCCATCTCACCCTCCACCCACTGACCGTTCGTCTTGACTATCTTGTACACTTGCCATCCATTTGCTTCCAGAACAGCCGAGAAGACGCCCAATCCCTCCAGTTCGCGGTACTGGGAGTAGACGAACTGATTGCGATTGTCGGCCCCGATGGATTCTTGGATGTTCTTCAAGACCTTCAAGAACTTCGGGCTCAGGGTCGCCAGCGCCTTTTCCGACAAGTACTTCTCTGGGTTCTCCTTCAGCTTGGCCAAGATTTCAGGCTTGTCGGCCACCTTGTCTTCCGACAGCTCTTCTCCAGTCGTCACACGCAAGTCCCCCGGGACAGCATAGTTACAGGCCAATCGCGAGAGCACACGGTAACTGCCGAGGTTCTCGTCCATGGATTTCTTGCCTTTTTGCGAATCCATCTTCAGCTCCACCCAGCGCTGCTGCAGGTAATGCGTGAACTGCTCCTCTGACATTGGGACCTTCTCCAGCATCTTCTCATCGTCAATGCGTCGGGGCAGCATGCGCTCGTCTGCGCCCTTGAAGTACGACACCAACCCTTGAATGCGCCGCTGAAACAGCAGGGGATTCTTGATGGACAGCCCGTCCAGAAACATGGAGGCGAATTCGCCGTACGGAGACGGCAGGCACTCAAACTCCTCCGTCGTTACGCGCTCCACGGCAATCTCGGCACCGCCCAGCTCTGTTTCCACCTTGACCTTCCAGCCGTTAATCCAGTCCGCGGGGACGGCAACCCACTTCATATCCGCCTTGTACTGCACTGCAATGCGGTCGCCCTTTTCATTGTACACGGAGCGGAACTGCGGGGGATTGCGAGTAATCATCACCACTTTCTTGGCGGCATTGAACTCCACCACGTCCACTTCGGGCTGCTGACGGAACGTAGCGGCTAGTTTCTCTTCGTCCCAGCCCTCAATGCGCTTGAACGGAATCGTGATGCGCTCAATGGGTCCACGCAACAGATTCATTAAGTACGCAATCTCGTTGGGGCGGTTGATGACGGGCGTGCCCGACAGCGCCACAATCTTGCATCGCTTGGCGTGGTACAGCGCCTGGTACACGGGTCCAACCACACCCTCCTTGTCGGCGATACGGGAGATGAAGTTATGGACCTCGTCCACAATCACCACCCTGTCCTCAAACGGATTCGGACCGTCGTCGGGCACGAGCTCCTTCACCGCCGAGCGCGTGAGTCCGTTGTAGTTGATGAACGTGTACCGCTGCGTCAAGATATCCTCAATCTGTGCGCGGATAACATCCTGCTCTGTCTTGGGCAGGTCGGCAAAGTTCGGGTTCTCATTGGGCACCGTGGAGAAGAAGCGGTTGGTGCGGTCCAAGAATCCATCGGAAATCCCCATGGTCTTGGCTGTCTTGCGTGTCTCTTCACTCAGCTGCTGCTGGCGCCAGTGGTTCTCGTAGGCATACACGGGGTCGCCGCACTTCCGCAACTCGCCGATATAGTTGGCACGCAGAGACGCGGGCGTCATCACAATGACCTTCATGGTCGTCAACAACGACTCGGCCACGGCAATGGACGAACACGTCTTGCCTGAACCGAGTCCGTGATACAACAGAACGCCGCGGTACGGTGTCTCAATGAGCAGGTAATCCCGAATGAGCTTCTGGTAGTGGAGCAGTTCCCGAGCATTGGACTGGCTCTTGCACAAATCCTCCTCCTTGTCGTCCGCATCCTGCGGCTCACGGGGTGACTTGCGGTATTTCAGGAAGGTGCGGGTAATAAAGTCCGCAAACGCCTTTCGGTTGGGGAGGACGTAGCTCGCCGACGCCATTGTTCTATGGTAGCGCGGAAAGTTTCGTAGGTAGTTAACAAGATGTCGGCATACCCTATTGGTGTTGAGGAGTTTTCCGGGGAATACAAACACTCGCCTGGAACGACGAAGGCGGCGACGGCTTCGGCAAATGCGGCCAGAAAAGCCGCCGCCGCTGCCGCAGCCGCTGCCGCCGCCGCGCCCAATGATAAAGACGCCCAAGCCAAACTTGCCGCTGCCAATGCCAAACTTGCCGCTGCCAATGCCAACCTTGAGGCTGCTGCAGCTGCAGATGAAGCCGCTGCCAATGCCGCCAAGCCAAACAGCGGTGGTCGTGGTCGCACCCGTCGCACCCGTCGCACGCGTCGCAAGTCACGTGCTCGCAAATCTCGTCGTTCCCGTAAGTAATGGAGGGTATCACACGGAAAAACCATCGCATCTGGATGGTGTCCATCTTCCTCTTCCTCATGGCGGGGTTCCTGTACCTCAAGCCCCAGGTTGCCTTTGGGCGTGAAGGACGGATTCGGCCGTTCGGGACGGGTGACCGTGAGTCCACCGTCTTTCCTGTATGGTGGTGGGTCTTTGTGATGAGCGTGGTTGCGTATTGCTTGACTGTGTACCTCGCAAAGTTTCGCGTGTGAGCACAATGGGTACGTGTCCATATGCAAACATCTTTGGCGCACCAGGTACAGGTCCACATGCCTACCGCTTCATGGGCTTTGCTGTCGTAGACACTGCGTTGACCGTGCTCGCAGCATGGTTGGCGTACAAATGGGTCGGCGTCCTCTCCTTTGTCGCGTGGTTATTTGCGTTCCTCTTGCTGGCTGAAGTGAGCCACTATGCATTCGGAACACAGACCGCGGGGTTGACGGCTCTGGGTATTGACGTTCAGTGCGATTCGTAGGTCCGCACAATCTCCGTCAGCTGGTCCAGCATCTTGGCTCGCTCCACGTGGTGGGGACGCACGTATCCGTGGCACTCAGCCATTGTCTTCCAGCCAATCCCCGAAATCTCCCGCTTCTGCATGTAGGTCATCTTCTGTCCTAGATTCACGAGCTCGGGTTTGGACAACAGCGCCACAAAGTACACATGGCGATATTGCACGCCGTTCAGGCCTGTGAAGGTCTCCTCCAGCAGGATATTGTTCAGGACCACATACGCCTCGCGGGGCACATTCGTCTCCTCTCCAAATTCGCGAACGGCACATTCCAAGTCCGTCTCTGTGCGCACACGACGTCCCTTTGGGAACCCCCACTCGGGCTCGGAATAGACGGAGGCAAAGTCCGACACCAGCTTGGCCGTGTCCAGCGCAGTGAACTTCTCCTTGGATACCAAGTACTCGTTGGACGAGTGGTCATCGCCCCACAGCTGCCGCCACAGCTCGTCAAAGGGCTTGTGGGCAATGTCATACTGTTCAATCGTCGTCATGTTTGCCAACAGACGTCCCACATACTCGCTGTTTGCGGGGTCGTATTTCCCCCGCATGAACTCCGCGAAACTCATGCTGTCCTTCCGCCGAATCATCAAGACTCGCACGGTCCCAACAGGCGCGGGAATTGTGGGCGTCTCGAGCACCACCAAGCCACACGACAAGACCGGGTCCTTGCACCCTCTGAACACGTGTCCTTTCTCTCCGCAGTTATTGCAGTACATTACAACTGTGTTTCGTTGTGGAGGTAGACTCCGTTTTTCCATTAATCAAATAAAGAAGTTCCCTTGTAAAGCACAAATGGGTGCGACTGCAAGTGTACCCCAGATTCCAGCGGGGTACTTTCCCCAAGGACCCGCCGCATATGTTCCCGCAGTGCCCGTCGCAGTCTCCACCATGTCCACGACGTCCTCTATCATACTTGGTATCTTCGTTGGGCTCCTTGTCATTGTTGTGGTTGTGGCTGCCATGCGCGCAACGACCGCGACAACAACTGTAGACCAGGCACCTGTCCCGATTTCAGGCAAGACGGGTGGCACCATTCCCGCTACAGGCATTCCATTGAATCCGGGGTCCGATTACGCTCTACAATTCTGGATGTTTGTGCAGGACTGGGACTACAAGTTCGGTACAGAAAAGGAGGTTCTGATGCGAACAGCAACAGCCGACCCGACCATCGTGAGTCCCCGTATCACTCTACATCCAACAGACAATACGCTTAACGTCTACCTGACGACGTACGCATCAAATTCAGGCGGCGCGGCTCAAGCGGGTGCGGCCAATGGGTCTTCTTCCAACGGAACCATATTCGTGACTGCGGTTGAGAACATTCCCTTGCAAACGTGGTTCTCGGTATCCGTTACAGTGTTTCAGCGGAACATGGATGTGTTCATCAATGGCAACCTAGTCAAGTCCGCGGTCATTCCCGCCGTGCCGCGGTCGGCGACGGGTAACTTGTTGGTGGGTGCCAATGGCGGCTTCTCTGGCTACGTGTGCAACGTCCATGGTCAGGGCAGCCAACTCGTGCCTGCCGATGCCCGGTCCTTCTACGCTGCGGGCACGAGCTGCTCAACTCTCGTCAATTCGGGAGGCGCGGCAGGTCCCACAGGCACCGCATACAATCTTTTCGGGTACACGATTATCATTGAGGACTCAAGTGGTAAGCAGGTCAGCGCGTCCTCTATTCTCAGTCCTGGGTCCAACGGTCTCACATGGAATCCCCTTGCACACGAGATATCCAACGCTCCGATTATTGCCCAATGTCCATCCAACAAATGGAGCACAACGGGTAGTGATACCGATGGACAGGGTGCGGGATGCACCACATGTCCTGCGGGCTCAACCGCTCCGCTGGGCTCAACATACTGCAGGTGCCCGACAGGTACGAACTTTTTGCGAGAAAAGAATCAGTGCGTCACGTAAGCCAATTACAAACAAACCATCAACTAAAGGAATGCGTATCCTCCTGAAGTTTCCGACGCGGTCAAGGCCTCAGCAGGCAATGCGGGTTCTTCAGCACTACTCCAACATGGCAACGAACCCGAAGTTCATCGGGGTCGCCATGTCGTGTGATTCCGACGATGACAGCATGACGCGCACGCTCGTCAAGGATGAGTTTGACCGCATTCTCGGGGAGTTTGAGTGGCATCAGATTTATTACGGGGACAGCAAGACCAAGATTGAAGCGTGCAATGCCGATATGGAGAAAATTGAGTACCTTTGGGACATTGTCGTGTTGGTGTCGGACGACATGGTTCCTCTACTCAAGGGATACGACGACGTGATTCGCTCGTACATGATGGCGTCGTTCCCCGACACGGATGGAATTCTGTGGTTCAACGACGGGCATCAAGAGGACAAGTTGAACACATTGTCTGTGATGGGACGAGCCATGTACCAGTCGTTCGGATACATCTACCATCCATCGTACAAGAGCTTCTACTGCGACACGGAGTTCACGGACCTGTGTCGTGGACGCCTGAAGAGCAAGTGCGTCTACGTTCCCACCTGTATTGTTCGCCACGAGCACCCAGGTCACGGCTACGGAGGGTTTGACTCGCTGTATCAGAAGAACCAGTTTGCCTGGACACATGACATGGACAATTACATCAATCGCAAGCAGTATCCTGTTGATTGGACGATTATGATTCCGACCATCCCTGGACGTGAACGCAGCCTTCAAAGCTTGATTCGGTCTATCCACGAGTTGCACCAGCGCGTATGCCCAGCACTTCGGGTTGCAATCGCCGTCGGCTTTGATAACCGCGAGGCATCCATTGGAACTAAGCGCCAGGCTATGCTTCAAGCCGCAGAGGGTAAGTATACGTCCTTCATCGACGATGACGACAAGGTGACTGCTCACTACTTTGAGGATGCCGCAGCGTGCATCGCGGGGAACTTTGACTGCATGCGCCTGCGCGGTCAGATTTCTCGGTGGACCTTCACGCACAGCATCGGGAACAAACTGACCGACCCCATGGCCAATGAAACCACCTTTCTGCGCCCGCCCAACCACCTTAATGTTATGAAGGCAGACATTGCCAAGACCGTCAAGTTCCGAGACGCAAGCTCTGGTGAAGACTTGGATTGGACAATCAAGCTTGCACGCACGGGGTTTCTGCGCACTGAATATCAGTCGGATGAGAATCGTATTCACTATTTGTACGACCTAGGCGACAGGCAGATAGAAGAGTCCACATTGGTATACCAACGAATCGTGACCTACGAGCATCAGCTTAAGAGCGTTCTCGTCACCCCGAACACTGAACAGCCAGCCCCCCGTCCCGCAACCACACAGTTCCGTCTTGGACCTAGGGGATTCACGCGAACATAGTTTGTAGCATAGAAGCAATGCAGGTGTGGCTTATTGTCGCAGCGGGGGTCCTTGTTGTCGGCGTGTTGGTTTTCTTCTTCTTGGTGCCTGGAAAGTCGGATACGACAATGGAGCAGATTATCCCGAACTCACAGTCGGGCAAGTCGGAGACCACTCCGGTAGCGCATATCTTCCGTTCTTTCAATCAGCCAGATGGCGCGGTTTTTACCTACACGTTCTGGATGTCGGTGAGCGACTTTACCTTCAATTATGGTCAGCAGCGAGTCGTCTTTAGCAAGGGAGACTGTCCGGGTGTGTACTTGGACTCCACATCCAACTCTCTGCTCGTGAAGGTGAATACCTACGGCGGTGGACAGGAGAGCATTCTGATTCCCAACATTCCCGCACAGAAGTGGGTTCACGTAGTGGTCGAGGTGAACCAATACAGTTTAAGCGTGTTCATCAATGGAATCCTCCGCCAGACACACACGCTGAACCAGCTGCCCTTGCAAAACACGGAATCGTTGGTGGCGGGGTCCAACAACCATGGCTGGGACGGCACCATCTCAGGACTGACCTACTACTCTCGGACTCTGAAGCCCGAGGAGATTGAGAAACTCGCGACGCAGCAGCCCTCGGCGTCAGGATTGATGCCGGTCATGCCCCCGTATTCAGACCTTGGGTGGTACATTGGTCCCTTTAAATCTTCCTAATGACTAAATGAGCTCAGGAGGCCGTCGCGGCA